TCATTGAATTATTAATGCACTCAGTTGGCCTGGTGAAGATGGCAACTAGAGGTAATTTCCATAACAAAACAAGAAAGACCTACCTTGAATTTACAGAGGAGGCTATGAACTGGATAAAGAGACAAAAGAGCAGCAGATTAGCTGCTTATCCTTTGCTAATGCCTTGTCTGATTAAACCTAGAGACTGGCCTGATGGTGGTTTCTATTCAGAAAGGTTGAGAAGAATCAAGGAAGTAAAAACTGCTGACACTATTTATCTAAATGATTTAAGGAATAAGAAACCAACAGCTTTTTATGAAGCTCTTAATGCCTTACAAGGCACGGAGTGGGCAGTTAATGAAAAGGTTTTAGAAATTGCTAATTACTGTTGGAATACAAATACTTCTGTTGGTTGCTTGATAGATGCTGAACCTGAACCTTTACCACCTAAACCATTTGACATAGCAAAGAATGAAGTTGCTAGGAAGAAGTGGAGAAGGGAAGCTTCTGTTATCCATGACCTAAATGCACATAACAGGGCTAAACGTTTTCAGTGTCTGATGATGCTTGATACAGGTGAAAAGTTTAGCGATGGTTCTTTTTGGCATGTATCACAAGCTGATTTCACAGGACGACTTTATTCAGTCTCTGGTACTTTTAATCCTCAGACAACAGATTTATCTAGGGGTCTTCATCACTTTAAAGAAGGAGGTCCAATTAAGAATAAAAAAGATGCTGACTGGTTAGGTATTGCTGGAGCAAATCACTGGGGATTGAGCAAAAAAAGCTTTGAAGAAAGAATTGAATGGGCATATAACGAAGGAAAACATATAGCTATAGATGTAGCTGGTAATCCTGAAGGATATGTAGGTCTTTGGTCTAAAGCTGATGAACCTTTTCAATTCTTTGCTTGGTGTCTTGAGTGGAATCAGTATCACGAAGAAGGATTTGGTTTCATTAGCCGTCATCCTGTGTTGCTTGATGGTAGTAATAATGGATTTCAACATCTTGCTGCTTTAACGCTTGATAAAAATCTTGCCACCTCTGTTAATCTTCTTGCTTCTGAAGAACCACAAGATCTATATGACGATATAAGAACAAACTTAATACTTAATCTTGAAAATAGTGATAGTAATTATGCAAAAGATTGGTTTAATCACAAGGAATTAATCACAAGGAAACTAGTTAAAAAGCCTGTCATGATGATTCCTTATAGTGGAACTGTTTACGGTATAGCTAATACTGTTAAAGACTATGTTGCAAAAGAAAAGATAGAATTTCCTTGGGGTTCAGATAGTTTTAAACATTATCATTCTCTTGCTATAAATATAAAAGAATCAGTAGATAATATATGTCCTACTGCATCTAAGATTATGAATTATTTAAATAAAATTGCTAGATGTTTTGCCAAAGAAGGTAAAGCAATAGAATGGACAACACCTTCTGGTTTTTTTGTTAAACAAAGTTATTTTACTACTAAACGTAAAAGAATAGAGACTAAGCTCGGTTACAGCAGAATAGATATATCACTTCAAGAAAATACAAGCCAGATAAATAAAAAGAAAACAACACAAAGCTTTCCTGCTAATTTTATTCATAGTTTAGATGCTGCTAATGTTCATTTAGCATTACAAAAAGCAAAAGCAAAAGGATTAAATCAATTTACAACTATCCATGATTGTTTTGGTGCTCCTGCTTCAGATATAGAAGATTTTATTAACTGTGCTAAAGAAAGTTTTGTAGAGATTTATCAAGACTATGTGTTAGATGAATTGTATAACCAAGCAGCCAAACAATTAAAAGATCCTAGTAAATTACCATCACCACTAGACATGGGAGAATTACATATTAATGAAGTTATGTTTTCTCCTTATGTATTTTCTTGAAGAGGAGTGACAAGGGACAAAAGAACAGTAATATAAATCTTACGCATGACAGACCTTCTAGGTTTTCAAGCGATTACAACAGACCTACTACCAGATTCTTACAAATGAATCCTAAATCTGAAGTCCTAAGCGTTACTACACCACTTTGTAAATTTCAATTCGCATGGCTTGTAGAACCAGACACTAAATTCGATCCTATGGGTGAGTGGAGAATCACTTGCCTCATTGATCCAGAAGAATCACAGGAAATTGAACAGCAATTAACTGATCTTCTTGATAGATGGAAAACACAACTTAAAACTGCTAGTCCTAATAAGAAATTTAAACTTGCTCAACTTCCTTGGGGTTTTGAAGAAGTTACTGATGGAGGTGAGACTAAGCCTTACTTCAAGATCAGAGCTAAGACAAAGGTAGGTGGAAGCAGACCTGATGGAACTGTTTGGAAGAACAGAGCACCAGCTTTATTTAATGCTGATGGTTCTGTTATGTCTGACAGTCAAAAGACTTTGGTTAATAAATGTGGTCCAGGTACTACAGGACAAGTCAACCTACGCTGTAGCGGATGGGAAACACCTGCTTTTGGAGTTGGAATTAAGATCCAAATCGAAGCAGTCATGATCAAAAACCACGTTGAATATGCCCGAAGTGCAACTGGATATGGGTTTCAAACGGAGGAACCACAGGCACCAAGTCAAGAATGTCCAATGCCAGCAACCAACGTTGCAGCAGACGAGTTCTAAACAAAAGTACAGAAGTAAATTCGAAGCTGGAATTGCCGCTACCCTAATCAAAAAGAAAATTGCCTTTAGTTATGAATCCCTGGATCTTAAGTACATCATCCGTGGCACTTACAAGCCTGATTTTATTTTCAGCAAAAATGGGATCATCATTGAAACCAAAGGTTATCTGTCACCAGAAGACAGAAGAAAAATGGTTGCGGTTAAGGCGGCAAATCCCAGTTTAGATATACGTTTCTGTTTCCAAAACGCTAAAACAAAACTTAGCAGAGGTAAAAAGAGGAGTCTTTCTTATGGTCAATGGGCTACTAAGAATGGCTTCCTCTGGTGTGAAAAATCTATCCCTTCTGATTGGTACACAACATGATCACAGGTACTAAACACATCAGTGTAAAGAACGGAAAGCAAATATTGCTTGAAGACTATGCACTGATAGAGAAAAGAGATCGTGCTGGTAGTGATGGCAAAAATATTAAATGTCCTCACTGTGAAAAAGTTGAAAGGATTTACAACCTTCGATGGCAAATAAAAACCTGCAAATTCTGCTTAGTTGAATCCACTAAATATGAGTGGCTTATTGATCAACTAGATACTTGGAGAACACCAAGGTGAATACCAAAGAACGCATTGAGTTTGCAGAACAAAGAATCAAAGAGCTTCAGCTACTTATTCATGAATGGAAAACTAATGACAGAAGACAACAAGTACGTCAGGAAGGAACCATGTCCTGAATGTGGCAGTAAGGATAATCTTGCTGTCTATTCAGATGGTCATGCCTTCTGTTTTGGTTGCAGTTATAGAAGACCTGCTCCAACAGAAAAGAAACACAAACAAAAAACTTATTACTCACCTAGCCCAGTGACTTCACCATTAATAAAGTTTGTTCAGCATAAAGAACTCCCTCATAGAAAAATCTCAGAAGAAACTGCCAAGTTTTTTAATTATGGATATGCAGAACAGTTTGGAGAAAGAGTACAAGTAGCTACTTATGAAGATCAAAAAGGTAGACCTATTGCACAGCATCTAAGACTTAAAGATAAAAAGTTTAGATGGGTTGGTGACTGTAAAAACGTACAACTATGGGGGCAAAACAAATGGAGAAATCACGGTAATTACGGAAATGTTTTTTGTGTAATTACTGAAGGTGAAATTGATGCAATGACTATTAGTCAAGTCCAAGGAAATAAATTTCCTGTAGTTTCCCTGCCCTCTGGTGCTCCTTCTGCTAATAAGTATCTAGCTGCAAATTTAAAATGGCTGAATCAATTTTCCAGAATTGTTCTTTGCTTCGATTCAGATGAACCTGGAGAAAAAGCAGCAGAGAAAGCAATTGAAATATTACCTGCTGGAAAAGCAGCTATATGCAGACTACCAAGAAAAGATGCTAATGAAATGCTCCTCGCAGATGAGGCAGAAGAACTCAAAAGTTTGCTGTGGAAAGCAACACCTGTTAGACCGGATTCAATCTTAAATGCTTCTGACTTATGGGAAGAATTAACTAAAGAAGGTGCAAGTTCTGTTTGTCCTTTTCCTTATCCACAATTAGATCAATTCACTAGGGGTTTTCGTAAATCCCAAATGATTACTATTGCAGCTGGATCAGGGACAGGGAAATCAAGCTTGTGTAGAGAGTTGGCTCATCATTTTTTAAAGCATAAATTGACTGTTGGTTATATCGCATTAGAAGAATCAGTTCAAAGAACTATGCAGGGAATCTTAGGGATAGAACTGAATAAGCCGCTGCACTTAGAAGATCATATGGAAGAAGTAGAAGGATTAAAGTCAGCTTTTGACAGGTTATTTGGTACAGAAAAGCTATTTCTATATGATCATTTTGGTTCAATGGATCCAGATAGATTGATAGAACAGATTCAATATATGGCTACAGCTGAAGGAGTTGATGTAGTTATCCTTGATCACTTAACCATTGTGGTCAGTGGTTTAGCTGATGTAGATGAGAGAAGGGCTATTGATATTACTTGTACAAAACTTAGACAGGTAGTTGAAAGTACAGGTGTAGGTTTAATTCTTGTCAGTCATTTAAGAAGACCTCAAGGTGTATCTCATGAACAAGGACAACAGGTAAGTACTTCTGATCTCAGAGGTAGTTCTGCAATTTTACAACTATCAGATTTATGTATCTCTGCTGAAAGAAATCAACAGGGAGATGCTGCTGAAAGATCTGAAATGCAATTACGCATCCTCAAAAATAGACACACAGGTATGACAGGACCAATAGATAAGCTCCTGTATGACGAAAACACTGGTCGTCTTTCTATTCCTATGTCCTCTTATTTTGGTGCTTAACCATGACCTTATTAATTGATGCTGACTGGTTAATTTATTCTTCCTGTTGCAGCTGTGAACAAGATATCAAATGGGATGACAATCTACATACTCTTCACTGTGACGAACGTGATATCCATGAAATGATTGATGGAAGGGTTGAGTACTATCAAAAAATTGCAGAAGATAATGATGATGTAGTGATGTGTTTTACCCAGTACCCAACCTTCAGACACACAATCTTTCCTGAGTACAAAGCCAATAGAAAAAACAAACGTAAACCATTAGCCCTTTATGCAATGGTTGAACAGATAGGTCAGAGATATAAGTCAGAAAGTTATACAGGGTTAGAAGGTGATGATGTTATGGCTCTACTTGCTACATCCAAAAAGTATCCTAATCCAGTTATTGTTTCTCCTGATAAAGATATGAGGTCTGTTCCTTGTACACTCTTAGCTAATGATGATATGGAATTAATAACTAAGAAAAAAGCAGATAGGCACTGGATGATTCAAGCCTTAACAGGAGATTCAACTGATAATTACAAAGGCATTATTGGTTGTGGTCCTGTTACTGCTGAAAAGATTCTTGGTGAAGCTAAAACTCTTCCTGATATGTGGGACAAAGTAGTCGCTGCATACGAAAAGAAAAAACAAACTTTTGCTGATGCAGTTCTTACTGCTCAACTAGCTCGCATACTCCGTAAAGGAGACTATGACTTTAAAACTCAAGAGGTAACACTATGGACTCCATAAATCCTGATTACTACAAAGGTTATTCAATACAACCTATTGATTACATCATGCAAAATAACTTAGGTTTTTGTGAAGGGAATGTTGTTAAATATATTTCTCGCTGGAATAAAAAAGGTGGTACAGAAGACTTAAGAAAAGCTATTAGGTATATAGAAATTCTTTTAGATAATGAAACCAATTAACATATCTGTTATACTCTCTTCCTTAAAGTGAACTACAATAATCCTGAACCCCTTTCTTTTCCTGTTTTATCTGATGAGTTAATTAACGCTCTGGATAGTCATTTTCCACAACGTCACCCAGATTTATCTTTTTCAGATAGGGAAGTTTGGTTTAAGGCTGGTCAAAGAGCTGTAGTTGATTACCTTATTGAAC